TTATAAAAACTATAAAGAAACTTATGAAAATCTACATCGCATCAAGCTGGAAAAATGTTCACACCGTTGAACTTTTAACCGAGCAGCTTAGGAAAAATGACCATGAGGTCGTTTCATTTGTCGAAAACAATTATTATGAACCCGAAATAGCCAAACGAATGGGATTCGATGAATGGGTGAATTCCAAGGGTGGAGAGCAGGCCTTTAATTTTGACATTATAGGGGCTACACTGAGCGATTTGGTCATTTATATCGCTCCTTCAGGGAAGGATGCCGCAGCCGAAGTCGGCGCTGCTTATGGAGCCGGTGTCCCCGTTATCGGCCTTTATGCCAAGGGAGAGGATTTCGGACTGATGCGAAGGTTGGTGAAGAAATGGTTTGATCACTACCAGGATCTGATTGCTTATGTCAATGAATACGCAACAATTTTAACATTAGGTAATTAAAATTAGAAACATATGAAAAAGATAATAATTACAGCCACACAGGAGATTGAATTCTATGTTGAGACGGAAGTCACAGATGAACAATATGAAATATTAAAAGAATTGGATGGCGATGATGCAACTTATTTTCATAATCGCGAGGCTTGTGAAATTCTCGAGGAATTGATTGATCCAAGGGATGGGTCTTCGAACCACGAATTCCATGAAGTTGATATTACTGAAGATAAATCTAAATAAAAATTGAAAAGATACAAATCAAAAAAAGTTATGGTAGACAATAAAAAATTAGACGTTGACCAAATTGCAGAAATCTATCGCGGCATTCCCAGAGATGAATTTGAGATGGCCTTACAGATGGATTTAATTTTTGAATTTGGGTTGACACGAACATCCGCAGGATGGAAGGAAGATAATACGGAAAAAAGAGAAGAAGCTCTCCGGAAGATCGCGTCAAAAATCCTTACAAGCATAGAAAAAGGATACCTGCTTAATTGGGTTTACCTTGAAAAGAATAAAGACCGGTTGCCTCATTAATTATCCATGCAATGAGACTGGCAATGGAAATACCTGTAAAATATCAAACAAACAATCATTTATTAATTCAAAACACTAATAAACTATGGAAGCATTAAAACTTGATTTTTCAACAGCCAGAAAGCTGTTTAAGGATGTACCCGAATGGTTTAAAGAAGTTCTCTGGAATACCTTCGGGGATGAAATAAAAGGTACAATCTTCGACCGCGTCAAAACCTTCGAGGATGCCTGCAAGGAGATTGGAGTGAAGCCGGAAAGCCTTTTCACCGAAAAAGACACCCTGGATGAAAAGGCCTATAAAAAACTTAAGATTATTATTCAAGTGATCAATGAAGGATGGGAGCCAAATTGGGAGGATACCAATGAAATCAAGTGGTATCCCTGGTTCAAGGCTCGTCCGTCGGGCTTCGGTTTTTCGCTTTCGCTTTGCGATCGCTGGTGCACGTTTACGCATTGCGGTTCTCGCCTTTGCCTTTCTTCTAAAGAGAAAGCTGAATATGTCGGGAAACAATTCGAGGACATCTACAATGATTTTTTAACCATAAACCACCAGTAGTATGAAAAAAGCAAAATTCGATTTCAGTAGCATCAAATCCTTTAAGGATGCATGTAAAAAGGAAGGGATTGATCCCCTACGGCTTCCTGAAGTATCCATGATTGATAAAGGCATGGGTAAGACGCTTATTGCAGCCTATAAACTCTTTATCATCTTCAAGGCCATCAATGACGGCTGGACCCCAGACTGGAATAACAAGAGAGAATATAAATATTTCCCCTGGTTCGAAGTGAAAGCCGATACGGCTCGTCCGTCGGGCTTCGGTTTTTCGGCTTCGAGTTACGTTGGCTGGAACGCGGGTACGGTTTGCGGTTCTCGCCTTTGCACAGATTCAAATGAGAAGGCATTATATATAGCAAAGACATTTAAGGCTGAATATATTGACCTTTTATTGATCCAGCAGTGACACTTCGGGTGGTATATCGCCATGAGCTGCCGGCTCGTCCGTCAGGCTTCAGTTTTTCGAATTCGAATTACGATAACTGGAACACGAATACGAATTGCAGTTCTCACCTATGCTATTTTAAAAGCGATATAGACCTTGCCATCAGCGCAAAAAATCACGAATTCAAATAAAAGAGCGTTGGTACCAAATGAGGGAAGGCGATCTTTTAACCAAGCAAAGTAATGAAACGAATCGGTAATTTATACCAGCAAATTTGCAGCCTCAACAATCTTCGCAAAGCTGATCACATCGCCCAGAAGGGTAAAAGAGATCAGCCCGGTGTCAGGCATCATAACAAGCGTAGGGATACCAACCTTGAATCCTTGCATCAAATGCTTTTAAACAAGACTTATCGCACCTCACCATATACCACTTTTACAATCTTTGAACCCAAAGAAAGATTGATTTCCCGGCTTCCATACTTTCCTGACCGCATCACTCATCACGCAGTCATGAATGTCCTGGAGCCGATCTTTGTCGCCTCCTTTACTTGTGACACATATTCCTGCATCAAGCATCGGGGAATTCATGCAGCAGCAAACGCAGTCAAGAATGCTTTAATAGATATTCATGGAACTCAATATTGCCTGAAACTTGACATTAAGAAATTCTATCCCAGCATCGACCACAATACTCTAAAAGGATTGCTCAGGCATAAATTCAAGGATACCGATATGCTTTGGCTGCTTGATGAGATCATCGACAGCTCGCCGGGTGTCCCCATAGGTAACTACCTCTCGCAGTATTTTGCAAACTTCTACCTTTCCTATTTCGATCATTGGATCAAGGAGGATATGAAAGTAAAATTTTACTTCCGCTACGCGGATGATATCGTAATCTTATCTGACTCAAAGACCGCACTTCATCATCTATTGTCCAAGATCAGATGTTATCTTCAAAACAATCTAAAGCTTGAAATAAAGCAAAATTACCAGGTATTTCCGGTTGATGCCAGGGGAATTGATTTTGTCGGGTACGTGTTTTTCCATACCAATACCCGGATGAGAAAGAGCATTAAAGTGAATTTTGCCAGAATGATTCATCGGCATCTATCCCGTCAGTCGATAGCATCATACAGCGGATGGGCATCTCATTGCAACTCGAAAAACCTATTAAAAAAACTACTTCCATGAATAGCTTTCAGCAGTTTGACATAAAGGTTGTCAATAAAGGATTTGAAGGGGATAAGATTAAAATGTCGCGGATATTGAATAAGGAAATCATCGTTCATGAATTCCGGCTTGAGCAATCAAAGGTAAAGGCCTTTCAGGAAAGAGGATCGGATAAATGTCTGCACCTTCAGATTTCAATTAACGGGGAAAAACATGTTGTCTTTACATCGTCAAGCGGTTTAATCATGGCAATTGAACAAGTGCCGCCGGATGGCTTCCCTTTCAAAACCGTTATAATTCAGGAAAACGACCGATACCGATTCACATAATCATAAAATCATATGAAATTCACAATCAAATCCGGCAAACATTATTCCAGGAACTTTCTTGGAATGCGGCTTCTTTTCGCCAAACGAATCAACTTCTCCTTCCGCATAAGCAGATCGGCCATATATGACCCCAAAACAGTGGTCAATGGATGGAGCAAGGTTTTTGGAATTGCCGAGCCTCTGGGGCACACAAACTCCTGCCGCCTGGTATATGGCTGCTTCACCAAAGATGTCTTAACCGTGGGCATGTATTGCTACGTTCGGGGCAAATCTCCCCAGGAAAATACTGCTCTGAAGCAAACACTTGGAGATATCCTGCCCGACACGTGGTACAACTGCCAGATCGCTCACTTTAACCGTGATAAGGATCATTATTATTATGTTGCAATCTGGGGTAATGGCATAATGCGGTCTTTCGACATGCCATGCAAGCCCTACCGGCTCGGATTAAGATTTCTGCTGCATCCTTATATCGGCGGTCGCTTTACGCTGCAGCAGGACTGCTGTATTGAAATTGCAAAAAATGAACCTAATTAAACGCGGAATTATGGAACAAATGACCACGGGCAGGAACATGGAGCTTGTCATGCTTATGAAAAAGATCGAAATCAGGCTCTCCTGTGAACAGGTAAAATCGTTGGTAATACTCATGACACATTATTCTTATCACCAGCCGATTGTAACCCTGGGAGATAAATCAAACGTATTCCTTATCCAACAAATTTATGAAAAGAAAATAAGGAGATGGCGGCATTCTCTGAAATCTGAATTTAAGTTATCCCTCGATATTGTCCAGGCAACAGCATTATTTCAGATGTTTGCCAGCCTTGGGCTTGCCGATTATCCTTATGAACTTAATCTGTGCAATTATATAACCGGCGAAATCAACCATCAGACCATCTAATAAAAATTGATAATTTTACATTAAACAAAAAACCATGAAAAAATTAGCCTTAACCATCTGCCTTATCGTCATTGCAATCACTACAAGATCACAGGCAGTACTGGAACATACCTATCAGAATGAAGATATTTATTACGGATGGGTATTGCCGAGCCCTGGGGACATCGCAATAGCTGCCGGCTGGTATTTGGATGCTTTAAGAAGGATGTGCTCACCGTGGGCATGTATTGTTACGTGTGAGGCGTTTCTCCGCAGGAGAATGCAAAACTAAAGCAGTCGCTTGGAGAGATCCTGCCTGATACCTGGTACAATTGCAAATTAGGGCATTATAAACAAGGGGATAATCATTATTATTATGTAGCTGTTTCGGGTAACGGGATCATGCGCTCGTATGACATACCCTGTAAGCCTTACCGGTTTCCAGTCCGGATTCTTTTACATCCTTATATATGAGGACGCTTTACACTTGAGAAAGAGGTTGTTATTGAAATTGAGAAGTGTTAAGTAAATTTGACACCAATTAGTATAAACTTAAAATCAAATGTTATGAAAACTTTTACCATCCTTTTATCTCTTTTAATATTACTTGGATGTCAAAATGAATCTGAAAGACTTAAAAGTGAACACATAGCGGATAGTATATTGGAAAAAGCGAAAAAAGATCATGCTACCTCTCAGAGGCAGGCAATAGCAAAACGACAAAATATGCTTCAACACAATATCCTGGGAGAAATTAATTTTCTAAAAGCTGGTTATCCTGAAATCCCTTACGATCAAGGGGCTGATCAATTAAACCGATCATTGGTAATCTTTGATGACTGGGCAAGCCTAATGAACGAAGCCGATACATCCAAAAACGATATTATTCTTGAATTGAGCAATAAATTAATGCGGTTAGCCTCTAAAGTACAAAATACTGAGTTCCCGAAAATGAGAACCGGATATATGAAATTAATGGCTCAAAAAATGTGGGAAAATGATATTTATGCAAGTTGCACCGGGCCGAGAAATACAATTTTAAACATTTCCGGAGGTTTTTTTGCTGCGAATATAAATATTATGGATTATCAAAGCACCATCCGTGATATTGTAGTGAGTCTCAGATATAAAGAGGTGCGATATCGCTGGTATAAAGGCGCGAATGAATTTACATATTACAAACTGAATGTTCCGGCAGATAATGAAATTGTACGGATTGCACATTAATGTTAATACACAGGTTAAAAATTTTTATCGCTCCTTGACATTTTAGACTTTTTCTATTGTATATTTGCCCCGCAACACGTTTTCAAAATGGGGTCAAATCCAACAGCAGAACAGGAACAGACCGGCATACGGGTGCAAGTCCCGAGCTCGCTTCATGGCCCCGCCACGAAGACGTGTTGCAGTGACCGGTCTTTTGTATTAATTCAAAATCACTTTTATTATGCAACACGTAAAAGAGCAAAACGGCAATACATTGCCGATGGAGTTTAAATTTAACTCCTCAGAAAGACCCATTCGGGTCGAAATCATCAGTGATCAACCCTGGTTTGTAGTAAAAGATGTTTGTGTGGCTCTAAGTATTTCAAATTATCGAGATGCAATCCGCAATCTGGATGAGGATGAGAAGCTGGTGTCGGAGATTCCGACATCAGGTCAACGGCGTCGGATGTTATTTATTAATGAATCCGGCATTTACTCTTTGATCTTTCGCAGCAACAAACCGGAGGCACGACCGTTCCGTAAGTGGATCACCAATGAGGTTTTACCGGCAATCAGAAAGACAGGATCCTACTCACTGGGTGATTCATCTTCCAGAGGCCAGCAGGATATCGCAAATCTGATCTTAAAAGCAAGCGATATTGCCGGCACTCAGCGTATGCTTGCAAAATACCTGGATGTTTCGGAAAGCGTTCTGACGGATATTCGCAACAGGCCCTGGAAGATCTCCCGGACACTCACCATGCGCATCGAAGCAGGCTGCCGGGATGTGATTAAGCTCGGCGAAGTTCCCGAAGCTGCGCTGCGAAGTCTCAACACCAAGGACTTAACCCGTATGTGGTTTGACATTACACTGATCGAAAGCTACGAGGTTCGCAAGCGGATCAGCGTGCGCATGAGAAAGATCATTAACCGGGAGGTAACGGCTACCCACCTGGAGAAAGGAGTCAGGGCATGAGCGTATGGAATATTGATCCGGTTATAGAGATATTCAATGATGTGATTTCGCCGGATCACCTTGAAAAGATCATCGATGATCTGATCCAGGACTACATTTTTGCGATTTTAAGCAACGAAAACACCGAGGAAGATAAGCCAAGGGTGCTTTCCCAGTTTGAGGAGTTATACAGATTGAGGGATGCCCTGCACCAATGCAGGAAGATCAGTGACTAAATAAAAAAGCCCCTCGCAGGGGCTTTTTTATTATGGCCCACCAAGTATTTTATCAATCCCGCTGATCATTTCCTTTTCAATCTTTTCATCAAGGTCAGCAGAATGACCAATGAACTTACGCTGAGGGATCACAGTATGATGCCCCCTGCCGGCATTTGTTGTTCCTTCATTATGGGCAGAGGCATAAGGTTTATCATTAGTAATAATCACCTCTCCGGGATTCTTTTCGTATTCTATTGCCTCTTTCAGCTCGCCGGTATCTCCCGAGAGGATCTTGCGGGTTGCCCTGGCTCCCCGGACCCTGGGATCCATACGCCGCTTTACCTCTTTCCAGGGCTGTTTGCTTTTATCTACAAAACCCTCCTTATCGAAATTCTCTTTAAAGTGGTTCACTGCCTCGGTGCCGACAATATCCGGAAGCGTGTTCTGAATGAATGAATTGATCTCAGAAGCGCTACGTGCAAGCATCTGTTCAAACTGTCTGGGCGTCATGTGAACTTTACGAATTTTATAACGAAGCTGGTGCGAATAATAAAAGCATCGAAAACTATTGACATTTCTGAAATTTTGTTTACCTTTGTAATCACAGAAGAGTGATAAGAGATTCTGAGTTGGATTGCAAATCCTTCGTCGCGGGCTTTTATCACTCTTTTATTTTATCAACAATAGAATAGAAAACAATTCGCCTTTCCTTCAAAGTTTCCTTTAGAACAATCCAAGAGGTTTCATTATTAATAGTGATCCTGAAATAATGGAAGATAAAGTTTTCATTCCCTCCGGTATCGGTTGCTGATTTCACATAAACGGCCGCACTTAAAAGCTCTTCAATGTTTCTGATCGCTTCATTTTTTATGGCTAAATAACGATGTGGCTGGTCCAAGGCTTTTTTAATCCCCTTCAGCGTGAAAGACACTTTTCTTTGCTGATCATTAATGCTCACCGTTATGATATGGCTCAGAAGACTTGATTTTGCCCAGGTTCTTATTGATTCTCTTTGAGAATTCAGATCGGGTCCTTGCGCTACCTTCGACGGAAGAGCAAACCGGGCTATCTCCTTTCTTAATAATGGATCTGTCAGTTTGTAATAGGGATGCTGTTGAAGGTTAATAAAACTTGCCGTTTTTGCCGGATTGTTGCGGAAGACGGGGGAGATATCGGGCAGGGCATCCGGGGGATCAACCACGTCACTCTTTGTTGCCCTGACTGAACATTTGCAGTTCCAGTCGCTTGGGGGCAGATAAAGGCTCCAGAAGGGATCATCGATCGGTTTGATAGTACCCCACAGCGCCTTATGAGAATCACGAGGGCTGGCACTCGTTGAAGGCATATACTCCAGGTTGGGATATATATCTTTGGTTGACTGGAAATGCTTGTAATTTGCAGCCATACGGGCAGAGCGGACAGCGGTATTATACTCGGTCTGCAGCCAGGTCTTATTATAACCTTCAGAAATCTTCAGTGCCTCGCGCTTGAATTCGGAGAAGCTTCTTAAGGTGCCCTTTTCGTTTATCAGTAGCGAAGCAATCTCCTTACCCTGGATGTGATTTTTAAAGGCGGCAAATACCCTGGCATTGGTTTTGAACTCCTGGATAAAAGCAGCATTTGTTTTACCAAACTCGACACCAACTTTATTAAAGGTCTTGGTGATTGCCTGTTGAAGCGGTCTGTTGGTAATCTCAAAAAGATTACTGTCCACAAGATCCTGCTTCCCACCATATTTCTTATAAATGTTTTTAAGAGCCCGGTTAAACAGAAGATTAATATCGATAAGCCTCTCTACCGGTTCCTCTCCTGCGGCAAGGTTCAAAATAAAAGAGGAAGAGCAGCCACAGGAGCAGCCCTCGGGGTGACCACCGTAATAAAGCCTTCTAATGTCAAGGGCGAGCTTGCTGGCCGGCAAATCGCCTCTCAGTGGAAAAAACTCAGCGACGCAGGATCTCCCCCCGGGAGCGGATTCTTCTTTGGAGCGGTTTTATCCAGGATCACGTTATAGGTCTTTTCAATATAATCCGGATCCAGACTGAAACCCATACGGCTGACCGCTTCATCGGTCTTTGTACGATTCTCTATTGAAAGCTGCGAGTTGGCTACTATATCAAGGTAATACCCTTCCGGAATATCGTAGCCAAGGTTTCGCATAACTTTAATGAAATCCGTATTAAACCAGTCGCCGATATCTGTGATATCCTCATCGGTAATCTCTTCCTGTGTACGTTCATGAGTCTCACTCTGTGCCCTTGAGGATCCGGGAAGGGAGGTCATCGTCTGGCCATTCACCGCGATAGCGATCTCCTCATTAACTGCCTTGCGCTTTTCGTTAAAGACCCTGAATGAATCCGGTTGCTTGTTTTCCTTGATATCGATCTCATCACCCATTTGAAGGACCGCATAACAGGATTGACCCATAGATTCCATCCAACCGGCAAGATCATCCATATGTTTTTGCGACTGATTAGCGGTCTTGGCAATACGAAGTGGAAGACCAAAGATCTGTTCAAACTCATCCCAGGAGGCCCAGGAGTGACGCTTTAGGATCGTAAGAGGCGCAATACGCTCAAGCATGCCAACGGCATCATCCTCAAGCTGCATATAAATAAGGAAATTGGGATACTCCCCATAAATCAGACCATCATAATAGTTTGTATAGTTTTTCAGCAAAACCCCACGCTCAGGGATGACATGCTCCCGGTCAATCTTCATGGTAGAGATGATATTTCCCGGTTCCCACCGGTTGATATAAACCATCGAATAACCGAAAAATTTTGAATAGATGGCCTGCTGGACCATGTTACGGAACCAGCGTTTGCGGATGAACTTTGAACGCTCCTCGTCGATTACTGCGTTCTTATCCTTCAACAGGAACTGCTTGTTAGAAACGCGCAGTATACGATTGTTGATCTGCCGGAAAAGCATATTATCGAGCATCGAATCCTGGTAAAGCTGCTGCAATGCAAAGGTATAGGGATTCCAGGGATGGCGACGGGTTTCCCGTGCGGTTTTCCAGTCATCGAGTTCCTTGCGGTAAAGGCTCTGAAGAGTCTTGAACCAGTCCATGATAATTGCGCTCGGTGCAAAAGGCTCCTTTTTTAAAGGATCCTCTTTAGGCAGGGGAGGCTCCTTGGCAGGAGCATATTTCAGATTGTAACGTTTCTCCAGGAACGTATCAATTCTTTTTATGATTGGATTTCTCATATCAATAATTGGTTGAATATTTTGAACCACCTCCAAATCTCACCTGAAGGTCATCCTGGCTGCTATCGGAGGATGAAAGAGACGGGAGGGTTGGAATAAAAAGCTTACCAGTATTGAGCTGTTCAAGCCAGAGCATTGCCTCCTCATAACGTTTGGCAGTTGCCTCGTTGATCTGTTTTGAATAGCGCATATATACCTCATAGATCACAATGCCCTTAAGGTGTTTCAGTACCGTGGCATTGCGCTGATTCCCTTCTTTTGAGAAGATATCCTCTGCGTCATAATTGCGGGAGAGATAAGACTTCATCACATCTATGCTTTCGGTAATGATTTGCTTTGTGATCAAGTCCGGATCCGGGGGATTCTCCCCGGGGTCCTGCGGTGGCGGATAAACCTCATCCGGATTTGTGATCAGACGTACGATATTAAGATCACCAACTGTCTTAAGCTCTTCTACTTCAAGGAATGCCATGACTTTTTATGTTTGGAGTTTCATAAATTGCTATCTCTGCTAATTTTGCATAATCGAAATCTTTTCGAAGGATATGACGCTCCTTCATGCGCTTGATACCTTGCCGGTGTGTGACAATCAGCTTGCCGTATATTTTTATAACATAATACTTGCGGCCGGTAGCCCGGTGAAGCATATTCGCCTCGTTTTTTTTCATCCATAGAACAAACAAGAACCAGTAGACAATCATCGTTTAGTATCCTTTGCGTTTATGTTTTCCGATTATCGGCTTTGATCCCCCGTCACCGGAGGCTGTATAAGCCAGCTTTGTCATAAGCCTTACTGCAGCTTCAAGCGTATCGGGAAAATCATCATGAGTCTTACTGCCTTTCTCAAACGAGAGGATCTGCTGCTCACCAGTCTTGTAATCCTCCAAGTTTTTCAGATGCTCGGCAAATGAGAGCGTCTTGTTAAAAAAGACATTGGTGAGCGTTGCCTCGATCCGCAGGAACTTATCGGCCATCGTCGTGCGGTCAGGAATGGGAAGTTCGAAGATCTTCTGACGAAATGCCTCCTGTTGGAATATCGGAGAGAAGACTTCCTCCTGTGCGGCCGTGGCATCATAAAAAAACATTGCTCCGGCACCTTCGCTGCGGATTCGGCGCACAAGGTTAAAATGGTATTTTGCCGCATCGGCGATATCACACTGGCGGCAGAATACATCCAGAACGATAAGTCCCTGCTCGTCAAATCCAACAAGAGCCATCGCCTTAAAGTCCCCTTCCTTTTTATATGACAAATCCCAATGTCCCAACAGAACCGGATAGTCGGATAGTTTCCTTGCCTTGCGGAACCTAATCCATTCCGCCTTAAAGAGCTTTCCTTCCTCGATGGGATTATTCATGAATTCTCTCTGGAACTGAAAATAATCCCAATCGGAGCGGATAACCCTTATATCTTCTCTCGTGAACCTTTCACCCCACGACGGATTACCCTTTTCATCCACAAGGTTGACAAGAAATACCGTTGCAAATTCACTCTTTAGCTTCATAATTCCAGCTTCTTCTTTGTCAGTAGATAATTAATCACCCCGGTCTTTGTCACATAGTTATTCGAGATGATCATCCTCTTGGAATGTTTCCCGAAAGCTCCGGCAAGGTCTCCGAGGATCTTCTCCCCGCGTTCTTTCACAATCGTGGGATTCTGTGCAATTTTCCGGTCCTCGATATCATCCACGCTTGCAAGGTCGATACGGTTGGCGTAATGGCGCAGGCCCCTGAAGGGCTGATCTATACCAAGGGCAATAAAATAGCATTTATCTTGTGTCTCAAACATCCCGTCTGCCCAGTTTCCATAACTGATCTGAGTTCCAAAATCACGGATAATGCGCTGATTCGACTCAAGCTGTACCTGAATATCTGCCAGCAGCATTTTGGCCCGGATCTCGTTGATTCCAACCACCACGAAGAATTTTATAATACCGGCTTGTTTAAGAGCAAGTACATTGCCCACATTGGAGTGTATTGATTTTGCACCACCCCGAAAAATAATGCGAAACTGCGTCAGAACGGGTCTTCGGTAAATCTCTTCGTAACTTCGCAGATGGTACCAGGCGCACTCGGAATCCGCCAGAGGAATGGGAGTATCCTTACCCAAATAATAATTAAAAAACCTGCCATAATTCTCCGGTCTTAGCAGGAACGACCGGCGAAGCTCACGAACCTCGTCTGTCTCGGGCAGGATATTTTCAAGCGTGGCCCGGTGGATGAAGGCGCTCTGGGCCTTAAACTTCTCAAGAGCCTGCGTATATTCCTTCTTATTCATTATTAAGAACCTGCATAGTTATTTGTGAAAGGACCCTATCCATCTTTGACCGTACATTACGTAGTGCGGTCAAAGCTTCCTCTCTGGGCTGTCCCGCCTCGCAGTGTTGTATATCCTTTAAGAATTCATCCGTGAGAAGCTCAAAGGCTTCGTACATGTATGTCAGCACCTTTCGCTTATCGGAAAGCTTCTCAAATGCTGCTGCATATTTTGCGGCCTGGTCCGGCTTGATGGAAGGTATCTTACCCTGCTTCAGATCTGCAAAGCTCTGCAGGATGGTGTTACGGATTTCCGAAAGGGCAATAAAACTTGCTTGTTTAGCCGATTCCCAGCAGTCCTGCCTTGCCCATTTTTTCACTGTCAGCTGTGAAACAGAAAGAATCTCGGCGATTACATCATCGACAAAGCCTTTGATGAAAAGGTCCTTGCCGTGTTGCCTTTTCTGATCGACCAGAGCTTTTGAATATTTGGCCATCCCTTTTTTACACAAATATTCAAACAAGGGAGCTTAAGAGCAAAAACTATTTCCGTAGATGATGAAATTCCAGCAATGAGTGTCAGAATTCTGACAACTACGTATTTGCAATTTGCAACAGTGTTATCAATCAATAATATTTGTGGTTCATTTTTCATGAAATGGCTGCTGAATTAGACTTCCAGATTTCAGATAATTCTTTGAACCGATTAGGCTT